TACCGCTGCGTCAAAGCAAATGAATCAAACGACGTGATCGCAATCGGCATGGATGAAGGCCAGGGCGGTCAGGACTATCAAGGCCTCGGGATCTGGTCGACGTTCACATTCGACCTCATTCCGGAGATCCCGGTAGAAGTTCTTGAAGTCGAGGGCAATCGGTGTTTACTGAAGGTCGAGGGCGAGACTGTCGTCCCAAAAACACTTCAGGAGATGACGTCGAATGAGTAGCGCAATGAACCTTCCCGTCCTATTGGGGGAGCAGACCGTCACTGGAATTATTGAGGCGGTCAAGAATCTCCCGATCATGAAGGCCGAGGACGTCGGATTCCTTCAAGAGAACTCAAAGCACCTTGCGGCGGTTCTTGAGAATACGCACATGTGGAGGACCGACGCGCAGAAGGTCTCCATCATCAACGACTACCACTTCCCGACGGTTCACGCGAAGTTCCACCAAGCGATGCTGGAGCAGAAGGTCCAGTTCGATCAGGCAATGTACTTGGCTAAGGACTTCGAGATGAAGAAGCTCGAGATCCAAGAGCTTGAGTGCGACCTAGAAGAGCTCGGTGACTCTAAGCGCGACAACATCAAGCGCGCGCGCATCAGCATCGACATTCAGTTCAAGCAGTACGAGCTGAAGCAGATGCAAATTGCGATGAAGTACCGCATGGACGAGGTCAAGGGCTGGCAAAAGATCGAGACCGACCTGCTCGCGCAGATGCGCGGAGCTGGAATGAGTGAGGAAGAGATCTGGTCGAAGAACGAGGGCGAGGCAAGCTCAATGTTCTTTGCCGCGATGAACAACCTTCAGGCGCTTCCGCACACCACGGACAGCGCAGAGCGCGGGAACCTGATCTCGCTCGCGGTTCATTCCTACAAGACGGCAAAGCAGGCCGGGCTTCTCGAAAAGTTCAAGAGCGACGCGACAACCGGACAGCTCGAGGCGATCAAGTTCGTCGAAGAGCGGGTTCTGAAATAAGGGGGAACGATGCTGGTCATTTTCTTCATGGGATATCTGGGAGGCTTTCTTCTGAACCAGCAGACGCAACAGAACGACTGCGTCGCTGTGAACTTCGACACGCCAGCATGTGCTACCGAGCGAAAACTGTGCGACCTAGGGGTCCAGCCAGATCGCTGCGCTGAGGCCCTGAAGACGTGGAAGTCTAAATACTGCCCCGAGTGTGAGAAAGCCGAATGAAACGCATCGATTCGACTGGAGCGGTGGCTCCTGGACTGTTCACGGAAGGATCTCCAATCGAGGGGGTCCCTGCAACTCGCGTCTCGGCGTCTTGGCTGAATACGATTCAGGAAGAGGTCGCGGCGGTCGTCGAATCGGCTGGGATCTCTCTCGATCAATCGGGATCAAACACGACCCAGCTACTCGAGGCGCTGACTCAGCTCTTTGGAGGCGGCGTTCCGGTCGGATCGATTCAGGCTTACGCGGGATCGACGATGCCGGACGGCTGGCTTCTCTGCGATGGCCGGTCTTTCTTCTCTGGAGATGCTCCTGAGCTGTTTGCGGCGATCGGCTACTCGTGGGGAGGCGGCGAAGGCTTCTTCAATATCCCAGACCTGCGCGGTCGATTCCTCCGTGGGGTTTCCGGCGCTTCAGGGAATGATCCGGACGCGGCTTCCCGAACTGCCCAGGAGGAAGGCGGGAATACTGGAAACGCGGTGGGCTCGCTCCAGTCGGATCAGTACAAGGCGCACACTCACACGACAAGCATTCCGCTGGGCGACAACAACGACGACAACACGACTCCACCGGCTGCTTCAAACGGTTCGCCTCAGGGCGTGACGTACAACGTAGCGACCGGAAGTTCTGGCGGGACTGAAACCCGACCAAAAAACGCCAACGTGAATTTCATAATCCGGGCGGGCTTCTACGTCATGCCGACGTAGGGTTTGCAATTCATCGTCGTCTCTCGTGAGAATTGAGGGATGGGCGAGGAATGGCGCAAAATCTGGATCACGATCGGAATCGCACTAACGGCTGGAGTCGCGAGAAGCGTGACAAGCGGTGAACGACGGTCGTTCGGACAGTTCGTTCAGGGGCTATTCCTTGCCGGGTTTGTTGGCGCGATGACGGCTCTCGCGCTTCAACAATCTTCGTTCTCTGAGCCCTTCAAGGGTTTCATCATCGGGCTGGCGTCGTTCGCTGGCGAGGACGTGCTGATGGGAGTCCTTCGGCTTTCGCGTCAGTTCGGGCTTCGTCCGATTGAGGCGATGAAGAGTCTCCGGAATCTATTGAAGTGACCTCGATAATTGCGCGGGCGGTCGTGTCCGCGGCGAGTCGTCTCGAGTCCGAAAATCCCTGAATGTATCGGTCTGTCATGGCGAGGGTCTTGTGACCCAAGAGCTCGGCGATCGTGCGCTGAGAAGCTCCGAGTCGGTGGGCGTAGGATCCGAAGACGTGGCGGAGGTCGTGGATCCGAAGATCCCGGGGGAGTCCGGCGAGCTCGAGGATCTCGCGCCATGCGGTGTAGGGATATTTGATCGGACTCGTCCCTCCGTCGAGGCTTAGGACGTATAGCTCCCCGAAGTAGCTCAACCCCTCAGGGAAGCGCGATCGGATGCGCTGGAGGATTGCGACGGCTGGGCTCGAGATCTCGACGATCTTGGCTCCGGTCTTCGAGTCCTTCAGGATCAAGAGGGCTCGCTCCAGGTCCACGTCGGACCACTTCGCGGAGAGCCACTCTCCCTTGCGAGTTCCAGTCAGAAGCGTCAGGCGGAAGAGATCCGCGAGGGGGGCTCGGTGCGGATAGAGCTCGGAGAACTCGTCGAGCGCGGTCCATAGGGCGGCGAGTGCGGGGCGGTCGAGGATCCGGTCGCGCTTCTGCTCTGGGAACTTCTTCAGGCGTCGGGCTGGGTTCCCATCGGGGAGGATCTCCCAGTCGGCTTCGGCGACGCTGAAGATCTTCACGAGGACGGCGAGAATCCGGTTCGCGGAGTAGGGGGAGTCCGCGAGGGCGGAGTGAAACTTGATCAGATCGCTCCGGGTGATCGCCATGAGGGGCTTCTTCCCGAGCGACTCCCGGACGTAGCGGTCGAAGAGGGCGCGGTAGCTCTCCCCGGTGCTGGGCTTCAGGTGCGGTCGGATGTGCTCCGCGTCGAGTCGGTCGAACGCTTGGTTCAGCGTAATAGCTTCGCGTTCGGCTTTTAGACCGCCTTGCGGGTCCTCACCGTCCCTTACCCCTACCAAGAGCTTGCGAGCTCGCTCCCGGGCTTGCTGGAGGGGAATCAGGTCAACGGATCCAAGTGTCATCTTCCGACCGAGTCCTTGACGGGTCCGATACTGGATCAGATAGGACTTCACTCCTGACGGTTTCACTCGGACTCCGAATCCGGGTAGGGTGACGTCCCAGATCCAGACGTCGCGGTCAGGGTCCGGCTGGGTGGAATCGATCAGTGCGCGGGTGAGTTTGACGGATGCCATAGGGTTCTCCGGGGGAGCTCGGGGGGAGCTGTCGGATGGTATCACGACCGACCGTAAGGGATTCCGCGTGAACAGTAAACCATTGAGGCAGCGCGGAAACGTGATCCGGCGTGACAATGCGGGGGAGCGGCGTGAACCCACGCGCAGGGACTTAAAATCCTTTGCTCGAAAGAGCGTGCCGGTTCGATTCCGGCTCCGGGCACTCAACGAATCAAAGAGCTACAGAAACGATCGGCGATCCGGGATCCGCGGCGAGAATCCCGGGGGAGCTCGGGGGGAGCTGCTAGGAACGATTGACCGGGATCCCGCGGGGTCTCAAGCTCAAGTGATGTACGGGGAAGAGCTGATCGCTGAGCGTCTGATCATGTGGGGGCTCGGCTTCGTGACTGGGATCCTCGTCTACATCGTCCTCCTCGAGCCCACGCTCCCTGACGACTGGGACGATAGCTAGGGCAGGCTCCGAGCTTCGGGGATATCCTGACAAGGGGGTATCCATGAAGCGATCAATCTTTCTCCTGATCTCGGCGGCTCTCATCGGGGGGCTCGGCGTGAAGCTCTTCCAGAACAAGGAACCAGCCTGCATCCGGCTCGAGGCGAAGGTCTCCCTCGCTCGGGACTTCTGCGAGGGGCTGGGCGAGAAGGCGGCGGCGGATCGGTGCTCGGCGCTGGCGGACGATCCTGAGGTTCAAGGTCAGTGCATGCGCGTCGTCGTGCCGGCTGCGGTCGGGAGCTGCATGAGCTACCTCAACCTGGAACACATGAAGGCGGATCTCGAGTCCGCTTGCGGGTGAGCTTGTTCCTCTGCTTCATCTGTCGAAAGCTCTCGCGGCTGGGCTCCTATCGAATGGTCGGCGGGATCGCGACGCTCGTCTGCAAGCGATGCGCTCCGAGGTTCAAGCGTCCTCCGCGGGAACGAGCGCGAGTCAGGCGATCGGGTCCGTCGTCGCTCGAGACGTAGTCCATGCGGGCTAGTCTTTGGTCGAGAGTCGCTCTAGCATTTTTCTAGGATCTCTCTGAGATCCGAGACGCGTCAGTCGTTCAGCGGCAGGATCCCGACTGGCTCGGGGAACGCGGGTTCGACTCCCGCCTGACGTGCAAGGCCCCCCGCTCGTGTAGCCGTGGGCCTGCGGGGCCGATACGGCTGGGGGCTCAGATCCTTCGGGGTCTGGGCCCCGTCTCTTTCCAGATCTGGAGCTACTGGACCACTCATAGCTAAGTGCGCGAAAGCTCGGGGTTAATACCAGACTAATTTCCTTTGGAATCGAATATGCCAATGGGATAATGGACTTACGGGCGTAGGAGGCCCGAGTCCATGAATCATGCGCGTCAAAAGCTGACGGTGCTTAGCTACGGAGGCGGGCAAGATAGTGCGGCGCTTCTGCTTCTTTACGTCTCCGATCCTTCCTTCCGTAGTCGGTATGCGGACGGCGAGTTCATCGTCGTCATGAGTGATACCGGCGACGAACACCCGCACACGAAAGACTGGGTCATCCAGACCAAGAAGCTGTGCGCCGTCCACAAGATCCCGTTCTTCCATCTGACGAAGGACCAAGGCTTTCACTGTGAGAGCTGGCCGGATCTGATCTCTCCCCAGCTCCGGGACGAAGGCGGCGAGTTCAAGCCGACGCTCGTCCAGCTCGGGACGAAGACCTGCACCCTCAAGCTCAAGCTCGATCCGATCTACAAGTTCCTCGACGAGTTCGTGAACGATCGCTTCGGATACGGGTTCGACGTGAGTGCGAAGTCCCGTGGATGCGGGAAGAGGGCGATCAAGAGGTTCGGTCAGGAGAACGGAAGGATCCGCGTCCTGATCGGTTTCGCGAAAGGCGAGGAAGGACGCATGGAGAAGTCGAAGCGTCTCGAAGAGAAACAGCATGCGGCGGAAGAGGACTCGTTCTGGAAGCACATCGAGCGCGAGTTCCCGCTGATCGATCTCTCTCTGGATCGCGTCGCTTGTCAGAAGCTCATCGCTGATCACGGGTTCACGGTCCTACCGAGCAACTGCATGCGCTGCCCGTACATGAGTCCGGAGGAGCTCTACTGGCTCCATCTGAACGCTCCGGAGAAGTTCGACGAATGGGTCCGGATCGAGGAGAGAAAGCTCGGTCGGTACGCTGGAAGCGAGAAGAACCACGGGGTCTTCAACTCGAAAGAGACGCTGACCAAGAAGCTCGAGAAGGTAAAGGCGAAGTACGCGCACATGAGCGGCGAGGCGCTGGGGGCGATGCTGAACGACTGGAAGATGAATCACGGATGCGGATCTGGGGGCTACTGAAACTCCGCGACTGACGAAGGCGAGTCAACCAATCGGGCGTAGGAGGCCCGTCGATATGAAGAAGAACAACAAAACCACTGCAATCGATCTCTTCGCTGGCGCTGGCGGCTTCTCGACTGGAGCTGCCCAGGCTGGAGTCCGCGTCCTCTGGGCGGCGAATCACTGGAAGGAGGCGGTCGACGCTCACGCTCAGAACCATCCCCAGACGGTCCACGCTTGTCAGGATCTCAGGCAGGCGAACTGGACGGAGCTCCCGGCTCACGACATTCTCCTCGCGTCTCCATGCTGTCAGGGCCACTCGAAGGCTCGTGGGAAGGACTCTCCCCAGCACGACGACTCGAGGCAGACGGCTTGGGCGGTGATCGACTGCGTCGCCGTGAATCGTCCGAAGGCGATCGTCGTCGAGAACGTCCCGGAGTTCCAGAAGTGGGAGCTCTTCGATCTCTGGCGGACGGCGCTCGAGCGGTACGGCTACAAGCTCACGTTCAACGTCCTGAACTCGGCGGACTTCGGAGTCCCTCAGGCTCGCGAGCGTCTGTTCGTGGTCGGGACTCAGACGAGGAAGATCGAGATCGAGTCTCCCCGGATGGCTCATCGCTCGGCTCGCTCGGTGATCGAGTGGGAGACTGGGAACTGGAGTCCGATCAGGAGGAAGGGACGCGCTCCGAAGACGCTCGAGCGGATCGCGAACGCGAAGAAGCGGTTCGGCTCGCGCTGCATGTTCGCGTTCTATGGCTCCGAGACTGGGGGTCGCGACATGGACAAGCCGTTCGGGACGCTGACGACGAAGGATCGCTTCGCTCTCGTCGACGGCGATCGGATGAGGATGCTCACGAGTCGCGAGGCTCGGATCATCATGGGATTCCCGGTCGACTACGTCCTCCCGGAGTCCCGGGCGCTGGCGCTTCACATGCTCGGCAACGCGGTCTGTCCTCCGGTCGCTCGCGGCGTGATCGAACAGGTGAGGGCCGGTCTATGAAACGGGCGATCTACAGCTCTCCGGATCAGCTCGGGTTCGAGTTCGACGCGCTTCCAAGCTACGCGGTCCATACGATCGACGAGTCGTTCTCCCGGGAGCTCTTCCGCGGGCGGATCTCAGGTCTCGAGATGGCGCTCCCGCTCGAGATCCCGAAGGACTGGACGACGCTCTGGCTGAATCGGACGCTCATCCACGAGGGCGAGGACTACGTCCTCGAGCGCGGGACTGGGTCGACGAGCGTGAGGCTCATCGGCTGGGCGGCGGAGAGGCTCGAGGATCGTCCGAATCCTCGGGGGGCTTGGCTCTTCGTCTTCCAGACCACGGAAGAGGGGCGGGTCTCGCTCGAGGGCGGGAAGAAGAAGAGGAAGGCGGTGAAGTCATGACTCGGCTCGAGGCGATGCGGGCGGCGATGACGCGTTACCCGCACAAGAAACACGCGGACAAACTCAAGGCGGACGAGCTGCGACTGATCGAGGAGTTCATCGCTCGGAACGACTCGCTCGATCGGTCGGCGTTCGAGATGGCGGCGAACCGCTGGTTCTTGGACAAGGAGAAGCCGCGC